AATAGCACAATCACTAGGAGCTGGTGAGAGTGCATTGGGAACTTTTGCCGGTACTTTAATACAAACTGCAATGACATCACTTGGTGCATCATTAGCTACAACAATGGGATTTGGTGCTGAGGCGGCTGGTAATACAGCTAAATCAATGGGACCGCTTGCTGCATTTGTTTTACCGGCTTTACTTGCCGCTGCTGCTGTTGCTGTAAAGGGTTCATTTAGTAAAATTGAAAAACCTAAAAAATTTGCAAAAGGTGGGATTGTAAGTACTCCAACAATGGGACTTTTCGGAGAGTATCCAGGAGCCAAATCTAACCCTGAGGTGGTGGCACCTTTAGACAAACTTAAAAACATGATTGGCGAAAGGAATCAATCTCAGGTTAATGTAAGTGGTCAATTTGCATTAAAAGGTCAAGATTTAGTAGTTGCATTGCAAAGAGCAAATAAAAACAGAGATAGAATTTTATAATGGCATATGGTGTTAAATACAGATTAGAGTTTTCTGATGATTTAGAAAATGTTAAAAAAATAGAGATATTAAAAAAAAATTATACCGCTGCGGTAAATGATTTAGTTGGTGGCGCTGATCCATGTGTTATAAGTTGGCAAGGTGATGATAATTTTTATTCACCAATAAAAGGTTCAGAATGTAATTTGAATTTATTTGTTACAAACGACACAAATTATGATGACTTTTACGAAGCTGATGAGAGAGAATATCAAGTAAAAATATCATATAAAGATGCTAATAATAACTATCAAACGTACTGGATAGGTTGGTTAGTGACTGATCAATTTAGAGAGGCAGTAACATCTAAACCTTTCCCAATATCATTAAAAGCACTAGATGGTTTAGGAACTTTAGCTGGGTTTGACATGACTTTATTTCAGGATAGTTATGGTTCAATTACAGCTAGGCAATGGATAACATCGACACTTGCAAATTTAGATTTAGATCTTGATATTTATGTAAGTCAAGATATAGTTTTAAGAAATGCTGGATCTACTATTTATAGTATTTATGATGCTATGAGCATAAATCCATATACCCTAATGAAAGATAAGTTTGGTATAAATAATGCAAAACATACACTTGAACAAATTTTAAAATTTACAAATGCTAGAATTTTCCAAAGTTATGGAAGATGGTATATTGTAAACAATTCTAGTTATTCTGGACAAGCTGTTAAAGATGCTAGTGCAAATACTGCTGCTGGCGGAACTGTGCCAACAAATATTAGAGCATCTGAAACTGCTAATTTGGTTAACAATGGTACTGAGTTGCCAGAATTTGTTATTTATAATTATCAAGGCACACACCAATCGACATCCAATATAGAGGTTTTAAGAAAATTGCCAACTGATTTAACGCCATTAGAAAATAGTTTAGCAAAAGAATATTTACGCCCATTAAATGAGCTTGCAATAACACATGAGACATCACAATATTTAGAAACAAACAACTTTCAAAATAGTGGCTTTGAAAATGGATTAAATTTTTGGAGTACATATACATCAACAGCAACAACATCACCTGGTGAAATTTCAACAGATTTTGCAAAACAAGGCAATCAAAGTTTTAAAAATTCACAAACACAAACTAATCAAACTGGTACAAGAAAAACATTGTCAAATACAAATGGTGTTAATGTTTATAATTCAGCACATTTAGGAAATACGTTAAAAGTAAATACATATTTTGATGTAAATTCTAATTATGGTGCTGTAAGTTTTAGATGGCAATTAAGAGTTGGACCAGATCCAAGTTCGCCACCACCACAAGATCCAACGTATTATTGGAATAATGCATCAGAGGCATGGCAAACAACAGCTGTTGTAAACCTACAAACCATTGAGCAAGATGCTGATAAGTGGCAAGAGTTTAAATATGATCTAGGATCTTTTCCAATAACTGGGTTACTGTTTATTGATCTTTATGAACCTTATGTGCAAACTAGTGGTGGTTTAAATGCATTATATTATGATAATATTACATTAGAGTTTGATAGAAAAGATGGAGACAAACGTACACCATTTTATGGTAAAATAGATGATTTTGAATATAAAAGAGTAAGGGCCGCAAGTGATAATTTGTCTGGTAAATTAGATATAACTGACTTACAATTATCGCATAATAATTATGCTAATGCATTAAGTGGAACTGGTCGAGTAATGCGCCCAAGAGATAACAATGCTAACTTTGAAACTACTATGGAAAAGATAGTCAGTCAACAAGTTATAAATGATTATAGAACTAACCTGGTTAGATATGAGGGTAAATTATATAATTTACTTACTGATCCAATGGGTTTACAAAATAAAATATGGGTTGATTTTGGTTCAAGTGTTTTAAGAGAACCAGTAAGCTGTATTATGGATTCAATGACTTACAATGTAAAAAGAAATACATATGAAGTTATAATGCATTTACCGAATCAAGATGATGATCAAACCAGTACATTTAAAGCAACATTTTAAACTTTTTTCTTTTCCTTGTTTGCTGCGAAACCCCTTTAGTGCCTAACACTTTAGGGGTTTCATTTTGTAAATAAATTAAAATAATTCTTTTATTTAAAAATATTTTTTTATTTTTGTGTAAAAATAATATATATGATATTTGAAATTCATTTTAGGAATGAGCTTAAAAGATTAGGATTTAAGCGATACCAAATTTGTACAATCTTAGGTTGTACTATGCCAACACTTAAAAGCAAAATTGAGAATCCAGGGCGGTTAACTGTTGATGACATTACGAAACTTAAAAACTCTGGATTTGATATAAAACGTTTAATTTAATACTTTTAATTTATGAAATCAGTAAACATTAAGGGAAAAGAATATATTACAGTCAATGAAAGATTGATATTCTTTAGATCCCAGCCACAATACAAAGGGTGGCGAATATCTGAGGATGTAGTTTCCTTAGATGACAAAGAGGGGTTATTCAAAGTAACCATAATAAATCCAGATGGATTTGAAATGGCAGTTGCTCATGCTCAAGAATATAGAGATTCAAGCTATATTAATAAAACATCATTTGTTGAAAATGGTTTTACTAGTGCTTTAGGTAGGGCATTAGGTTACTTGGGTATTGGTATAGATACCGCCATAGCATCAGCTGATGAGGTTCAAACAGCTGTAAAAAACCAAACTAAAGATGTAAGAGATTGGTTAAATGAAACTCAATTAATTGCAACACTTAAAGGCACTAAAGAACAAGCCGAAAAGGTAGTTGCTAATTATAAGATGAAAAAAGAATATAGAACTAAAATCAATAATCAATTTAATTTAAAATAATAATATGGAAGCAAATGAAAAAATTTTTACTGAGGGTTTAATTGTCAAAAGAAATGACAATGCACCTGATTTTGTAATTGGCAATCTTAGTGTTAAGGTTGATGAGTTCAAACCTTTTTTAGATAAACACACTAAAAATGGCTGGGTTAATATAGATCTAAAAAAATCTCAAAGTGGTAAATACTATGGTGAGATAAATACTTGGCAACCTAAACAAGAATCAAAAGCTAGTGAATCCAGTCAAGCTAGTAATGATTTGCCATTTTAAATTTTATTCTAATGGCATTTGAAAATAAAACACAAGCCATTGAGGGTGAAACTTTTGATCATTTTAGAACCAAATCTAGAGAGATTAATAGTGCAATACATCTTTTAGTCAAATACAATTATAAAGTCATTGACTTAGAAAATAATTGGATTGGAAAAGATAATATTGAAAAATTAGATATTCCTTTATAATACTGGCAAACAAAGGAATTTAAAAGGGCATGATTAATTTCGTGCCTTTTTTTTTATAATATTTTTAAAATAATTTTTGTAATTAAAAATTTTTTTTTAATTTAGAAGTATTAAATTAATAAAATGGATACATTAAGATTTGAAGTTTGGGTAAATGGTGATTATTTTGAAGTAGTTGACAGTAAAGATAATTCATCTGTAAAAATGTTTAAAACAGATAGAGCAGCTAATAATTTAGCTGGTAAATTAAATTTCCCAGAGTTATATAAAAACTAATTTAAAATTTATAATATGAAAGTAAATAGAGTTTACAAAATTTACCGACCAATGAGAATCTGGGGTAAGTTAATTAAGGATTTATTTTTTAGCAGCTCGATTGAATCAACTCACAAATGGTGCCGCTATAAAATGCATTTTAATAATAGATCAGAGCAAAAAAAAGCAAATACAAAAATTATAAAAGCAATTTTAAAAAATCAAATAGTAAGCAATGAAAAAAGTTAGAGATAGTAATGAGGTTTATCATTCCCATGATAGCATAAGTGCAAGTGGATTAAAAGAGATTTACAAAAAATCTGTTTATCATTTTTTAAATAGAAAGTTCAAAGAATCACCAGCAATGAAATTAGGAACTGCTGTTCATCAAGCAATTTTAGAACCACATGATTTCTGGGATATTTATCATGTTATTGAAAAAATAGATAAAAGAACAAAAGCCGGTAAGGAGGCATATCAAAAACAAATTGACATTGCTGGTGATAAAATTTTGCTTGAGCATGATGTTTATGAAATTATAGAGGCACTTGTTGCTGATCATAAAAGAAACAAATTAGCTCAAAAATTTAGTAAAGGCGAAATTGAATTATCTCATTATACTAAGATGGATGGTATTGATGTTAGAGTGCGACCAGATTGTTTAAATACAATATCTAATTTTATAAGTGATGTAAAAACTTGTCAGGATAATTCACCTCAAGCATTTAAAAGAGATGTATATAATTGGGGTTATCATCTACAAGCCGCATTTTATATGGATGTATGCGGTGGCATTGATGATTTTAAATTTATTGCTTGTTCTACTAAATATCCATATACAGTAGAAGTTTATTCATTAGATCAAAAGGATATTGAATTTGGCAGAATGGCTTACAAAGCAGCATTAGAGCAATGGAAAAATTATAAACAAACTGGTATTATTACTAGATATGACTGGCACAAAAAACATAAAGATGGATCATATATTTTATAATAAGAAAGTAGAAAAATACAGAGAAGTTGTCGAAAGGCATACTGGAGTTAAAATTAATAAAGTTACAAGGCAGTTTGATTATGTTTTTGCTAGAGCTTGTTATTATTATTTGTGCCGAACTTATGGCGAAATGAGTTATGGTAAAATTAGTGAATCAGTCAATAAGAATCATGCTACTGTAATGCATAGTTTAAAAGAGTTGCCATATATTATAAAGCATGATCCGGTTAAAAGTAAAATATATAATAAAATTATTAAAGAAGCTGAAAAGGATTATGTTGAAACTAAAAATGGTAAAAGCATTGAAAGGTTAGTAACTGATCATAATTTTTACTTAATGCAATGTGAAAATTTAAAAACTAGATTAGAACAATTAGATCGTAGATATAAAAAAATATTTGCTGAAAATTTAGAAATGAAACGAATTATTTATATTATGGCCGATACTGACTAAATATTTTTTAATTTTGTAAAAAAACTTTATGAAAAGGAATCCATATGAAAAGTATTTAGGCAAAGAAGATGTATTGCAAAATCAAGTTATGAGATATATTGGTTTAAAATATCCAGGTGCGCTTTATACTCATGTCGCTAACGAGGGTAAAAGAACTAGGTTTGAGCAATACAAAATGAAATACTTAGGCACTAAAGCTGGGATTCCTGACATAATGATTTTTGATCCAAACAAAACAAAGAATGGTTTAGCCATTGAATTAAAAGCTGGTTATAATAAACCTACTGAAAGGCAAAAAAAGTGGCTTAAAGAGCTTGAAAACAAGAATTGGGTAGCTGTTTGGAGTAATAATTTAGATGAGTGCATTGAAATAATAGATAAATATTTTAACAACAAATAATGGCTAGATCAAAAAAAATATATTTTGAGGAAGAAAATCAAAAGGTCCGATGGACACAATCTAGCTCAGATGGGTTTAAATATGATTATAAATTTATTGGAGTTGCAAGTGAGGCAGAGTTTGATTTGCTTATGGAACTGCTATGGTTTATGTACGAAGATGATGAGATTTCTTATAATCAATTTTTTGACACATTTAGAGAGCTGAAAACATTTTGTGATGGAATTAAAGGTTTGGTCGACAAACAATAATTTTATTACTTAGCGACTTATTTATGAAATACAATAAGATTTTAAAACCTAAAAAGTTTGACCACTTTACTATTATACCTAGCTACATATTTAGGCATAAAGGCATTTCAGTTGGTGCTACTGGTTTGTATGCTTATTTATTTTCTCATACAGCTGAACAAGAAATAACAATCCAATTTATTTGTGGGCATTTTAAAGAATCAAAAGGTGCTATTGCCAGAAAATTAAATGAGCTAATAGATGCTGGTTTTGTCATTAGAGATAGGGTTACTGACAAAGGTAAATTTAAGGGTTATAACTATACACTTAAAGCTAAACCGAAAACCCAAAAACCGAAACCGATTAAACCAGAACCTCAAAATGAACCACAAAGTAATATTAATATATATAATGATAACAATATAGAAAGTAATAATAATATGCATAGTAATTTAGTTTTAAAAGTTTACCCACATTTTGTAAACTTATTTCCAAAAAAATATCAGCCACAAAGTGAAAGCCAAAAAAATAAATGGCTAGGTTGTTTAGATAAATTAGAGAGAATTGAAAAATTAGATTTTCATAAACTTTGGTTAGTAGTTAAGTTTATAAGAGAACATGAGTTTTGGGGTGTGCATTTTTTAAGTTTATTGAAGCTTAGAAATAAAGATAAAAATGGAATTATGTATGTACACAAATACATTGAAACTTATGACAATGCAAACAAACCTAAATTTTGGTGGCGAGTAAAGGGATTAATTAAATATTTTATTTACCAAGAAAATGGCAAAACATTACTTGGAGCTGAAACCAAAAAAGGTCAGTTAAATGAATTTAATATATCACAAACATTAAATAAATATCAAATAAATCAAATAAAAAAAATTATATCTGGTGATAATTAATAAAGTTTATACTCTTGATAAATATGAACAAGATATTGTTTATCTAGCCGCTGAGCAAAGGCATAATAATAAAATAAAAACTGGCTGGGATGGTTTTAAAACAGTCAATGAAAAATCATATTTAGAATTAAATATAGTTGGGTTTGGTGGTGAGTTTATATTTGCAAGGGAAAACAATTTATACCCAGATTTTAAAATACATAACACTAGTAAAGTAAATAAAACAGATGACTATGATCACCAATGGCTAGGACATAGTGTTGATGTAAAAGTAAATAGAAAAGATCACCCACTAATGATTCCAGAATATGCAAATACTGATTGTAAAATATTTGCCTTATTTACTTGTAATTATCCAAACTATACTTTTGAGGGTTTTTCTTTAAATAATATTATTTTTCAAGATTGTAATAAAAAAATGACTAAAGTTAAATCTTATGTTATTGAAAAAAATAACCTATTAAGTTACAAAGAATTAATTTTTTTGTTAAATATTTAAAATTAATTTATATATTTAAAAAATATTTTTATTTATGAATCACTATAATGACTTGTTGGCTCTTGGTATTAACCTTAAAAGATCAACTGGATCTGTTAAAACCAAATGCCCAAAATGTTCACATACCAGAAAAAATAAATCAGATGATTGTTTATCAGTAAATATTGATGATGGGTTATATAATTGTCATCATTGCGGATGGGGTGGCAATGTAGGTATTAAGTTTAAGAAAAAAGTTGATTTTGTTTTACCGCCTAAAGTCAATTCCAACATTGCCGAAAGGGTTATTAAATGGTTTGGCAATAGAGGCATTACTGAGCCAACACTAATACATTGGAAAATAGGCGAATCATTAGAATATATGCCGCAAGTACAAGCCAAAAGAAGATGTATAAATTTTAATTATTACAGAAATAATGAAATTGTAAATGTAAAATATAGAGATGGTGAAAAGAACTTTAAATTAGTTTCTGGAGCTGAACTTATATTTTATGGTATTGATAATATTAAAGAATTACAAAAGTGTTATATAGTTGAGGGCGAAATGGATGCTTTAAGTTTACATGAAGCTGGGTTATATAGTGTTTGTTCAGTTCCTAATGGTGCTAGTAAAGGATCTCAAAAACTTGAATACTTAGATAATTGTTATCAATATTTTAAAGACAAAAAAGAAATTATACTTTGCACCGATAATGATGATGCCGGTTTGCAACTAAGAAATGAACTAGCTAGAAGATTTGGAAAGTATAGATGTAAGTATGTTGAGTTCGGTGATTTTAAAGATGCTAATGAGGTTTTAATTGAAAAGGGAGCTGAGACACTTAGAAATATAATTAAACAAGCTAAGGATTTTCCACTTGAGGGTGTTTTAAATTTAGATAACATTTGGCAAGATGTTTTAAATTATAATGAAAATGGCATAACTAATTATTCTATTGGCTTACCAGGATCTGATAATTATTTTAAAATGGCATTTGGTGAGTGGACAGTTGTGAGTGGGATTCCTAATAGCGGTAAATCAGACATATTGGATCAAATACTTTGTAATATATCATTACAACATGACTTTAGATGTGCAATGTTTTCGCCTGAGAGTTTTCCTTATGAGGGCCATATTAAACGTATAGCAAATAAATTAAATCAAAAAAATTGCAATAGTGAAGATTTAAATAATACAAAAGATTTTATTGAAGATCATTTCTTTTGGATCAAGATTGATTTAGAAAACTTAACCTTAAAAGGTATTTTAAATGCATTTAGAGAGCTTGTATTTCAAAAGGGTATAAATGTATGTGTTATAGATCCATGGAATATGTTGGACCATTCAGCTCAAAGAGATCATAGTTATATAGGCAAAATACTTAGTCAAATAACACAATTTTGTCAGCAAACCAATACTCATTTATTTTTAGTCGCACATCCAAGAAAAATTGAAAGTGAGGGTGGTGTTTATAAAAAGCCAACATTATATGATATTTCTGGCTCAGCTGACTTTTTTAATAAAGCATATAATGGATTAATTGCATATAGATGCATTGGGCAAAAAACAAAATACAAAAGTGATGTTGTTAGAGTTCATGTCGAAAAGGTCAAACGTAAAGAGAATGGCCAGCTAGGCGATTTTGAGATAGCTCCAGATTTTGATAATGGGGGTATCTACAAAGAGATATTTCAAGGTGAAAAGAAAATACAAGTAATAAAAGATAATGTTCCATTTTAAAAATTAAATTATGATAAAACTTAAAAACGATAAAGATCTTGAAACATTAATTTTAGCGATTTTTGTTCAAGAAAATCCAGTAGAATATTTAAAAATTTTAAACTCTTTGGATGTAGATTTAGCAATAGATATAAAAAAACATTTTTTAGATTTAGAAAAAATGCATATACCTAAAAAATATAAGCCAGATTATCTAATTAAAGCAATTAAAAAATTTGAATTTTAACAATATGACACAAAAAGAATTTATTGAAACTAGACAATATATCTTAGACAAAGCTCAAGATATAATGGATGCTAAGCAGCCAGAATACACAAACAAAAGTATTGATGTATTAAATAACTTTAAATCAACTGCTGAAAGTATAGGAATCAAACCTATGGAAGTTTGGGCAGTATTTTTTAATAAGCATATACAAGCCATTTTAAGCCATGCTGGTGATCCTAGTATGCATCAAGCTGAGCCAATAGATAGTCGTTATGCAGATGCTTTAAATTATTTATTCTTAGGGTTTGCAATGCTTGTTGAAGATTCTAATAAAAAAGATATAATATCCGGCACAGAATGAATAAATATTTAAAAGCACAATCCTGGTGTTTAGAAAATAATATAAAAGTATATATAGTTCCTATTAAGGGCAAAAAAAAATGTTATGTTGAAATAAATGATGATGGCCAATTAATTAGATCTCCTAAAACTTATGCATATCAAAAAGATGCAAGTGATAAAATATGGGATTTGTATTTGTATTTATATGAAAAAAAGCAAAATAATTAAAATAAATTAAAAAAATATTTTGTTATTTAAAATATATTTGTAATTTAGCTGTATTAAAACAAACAAATTAATATAAATTAAAAATTACAATTATGAAATTACAATCAAGAAAAATCGGAGTTGCTGGAGGATTTATTAATCAAGTAATGGGCAACAATGCAACACTACCAAAAGTTGGTGAGGGTGCTACAATTTTACACTATTCTGACAGATCAGCTTATGAAGTTATAGCTGTTTCGGAATCTACTAACTCATGTATAATAAGAAAAATGAACTGCATATTTGTAGGTGATGGTTATGGTGATGAAAGATATGAGTACAAAAGTGATTTAAATGGTAAAACTATCTTATTAGAATGGAATGAAAAAAAAGGTAAATGGGGTAAAGTAACTTATAAAGTTCAGATAGTTAAGTCATTAGAAAAAAGATTAAGTGAGCAATTTGAATATCCTTATAAAAATTTACCTAATGGTTTAACTTATGATGATTTAAAAATAGAAGATGAAGATAGTGATTGGGGTTATAGATTAAAAGTTGTAAAAGGTATTACTAAAGAATACAAGTATTTTAAACCAATTTCAATAATATTTGGAAGAATGGAAGAATACAGAGATCCAAGTTTTTAAAACCTAATATAAAAAGCCAGGTTAATTCTATTGGCATTAGGTAATCAAAGGGGGTTTTACAACTCCCTTTTTTTTATGTAATTTTGTCAAATGGCAAATAGACAAGTTTCGACACATAAAAAAAGATTAATGCTCAAAGCATTGGAAAAAAGTTTATCAGTTGTTACAACAGCTGTAAAACAAGTAGGCATTGATAGGCAAACACATTACAACTGGCTTAAAAAAGATCCTAAGTATGCAGCAGATGTAAAAGACATTGAGAATGTTACATTAGATTTTGCAGAGAGCCAATTACATGAACAGATACGAGATGGCAATGTAACAGCTACAATATTTCTGTTAAAAACAAAAGGGAAAAAAAGAGGGTATATCGAAAGGCAAGAAATACAACACGATAGCTCTATTGAAAGCAAACTAATTGAATGGACACCGGCCAAAGACAAAAAGTAACTGAATATTGCAACAAACAATTTTATGAAGCTGTAAATACCAAAGCCAGATTAAATATTTGGCAAGGCGGTACAAGAAGCGGAAAATCTTGGAGCTTGATGCAATACTGTTTATATGTAATGACTACTGAAAAGGAACCATTGACTATAAGCATAGTAAGAAAAACACTACCAGCACTTAAAAGATCAGTTCTTAGAGATTTTTTACACATATCTAGGCAACTAGGTATATATTGGAATGGAGTGCATAATAAGTCAGAAAATACATTTGAATATAATGGCCATACACTAGAGATGTTTAGTGCTGATGATGCACAAAAAATTAGGGGATCTGCCAGAGATATATTATGGATCAATGAGGGCAATGAATTATTTTTTGAAGATTATCAGCAATTAGTAATGCGAACTAGAAAAAAAATATTGATTGATTTTAACCCATCAGATCCAGTTCATTATCTTTATGATCTAGCCGAAAGGGATGATGCTAACTTATTTATCTCAACATATAAAGACAATAAATTTTTACCTAAAGAGTTAGTTGATGAAATTGAAAGGATTAAAGAACGAGATCCTGACTATTGGAGAGTATATGGTGAGGGCCAAAGAGCTGTATTTAGTGAAAAGCAAATATTTAAAAACTGGAATTACATACCGCATAAAGATTTTCCACAATTAGATGATGAGGTGCTAGGATGTGATTTTGGATTTTCCCAAGATAATTTAGCTATTGTAAAAGTGGGCAAACATAACAACAACCTATATATTCATGAGCTTATTTATAAAAAGGGAATGACAAACAGAGATATTGCTGAGTTTATAAAACAACAAAAGCTAGATGAAATGCTAATGTATTGTGATAGTGCGGAGCCAAAAAGTATTGAGGAACTAAGGCAAATGAGTATATGGGCCAAACCAGCTGTAAAAGGTCAAGGCAGTATAAATGCCGGTATTTCATTATTAAAAGAGTTTGATATATATGTTAGTGAGGAATCAATGAATATTTTAAAAGAACAACAAAGCTATATTTATGATGAGCTAAAAGATGGCACAATAATCAATAAACCAAAATCTAACCAAGCGGACCATTTGCTTGATAGCATTAGATATTGTGTTTATTCAAGGTGGCGAAATCGTAATGACTTTTTTGTTGTATAATAAAAGAATTTATTATTTTGTATTTTTACATAAAATTTTATTTTAATGGCATCATTCTTTGACCGATTCAGAAACCTATTAACCAAAAATGCTCAACAAACAGCACAAGAATATAACAAAGCTATTTATAATTGGCTTGGTGAAAGCATAGTTTGGAATCCAGAAAACGACACTACATATATAAACGAGGGTTACAGAAAAAACTCAACTGTATATTCATTAGTAAATATCATTGCAAAAGCAGCATCATCAATACCATTTCAAGTATATGAAAAGGTAAATGACAATGATTACAAAAGATATAAAGCCATGAATAATGGCATACTAGATCCTAGTGTTATGCATAAAGCAAACTATTTAAAAAAGAAAGCATTAGTTGAATTGCATAATACTGATTTACATAAATTATTAGAACGACCAAACCCAGCGCAATCTTATGCATCTTGGATAACTGAGCTAATTGCATTTGGTAAATTAACCGGCAACAGATACATTTATGGCATTGCTCCGGAAACTGGCAATGGTGCTGGTAAATACAAAGAGCTATATGTTATGCCTAGTCAATTAATAGAAATTATTTCTGGTGGTTATATGCAGCCAGTAAAAGAATATGCTATTGAGTACAATGGCCAATATAAAATACCAGCTGATCAAATATGCCATATAAAAGATTTTAACCCTTACTTTGATGGATCTGGTTCACATCTTTATGGGCAATCACCATTAAGAGCTGGTTTAAGATCAATGACAACAAACAATGAAGCTGTACAAACTGGGGTTAAATATTTACAAAACCAAACAGCCAGAGGGGTGTTAATGAGTGATGAGGGTGATTTAAATGAAGTTCAAGCACAACAATTAAAAGATAAGTTTAGAAAAAACTTTCAAGGTGCTGATAATGCTGGTGATATAATTATAACTCCAAAAAAATTATCATGGGTTAATTTTGGATTAAATGCAAGTGATGTTAGTTTAATAGAGCAATACAATGCATCTATAAAAGATCTTTGTAATATCTACAACGTACCAGTTACACTTTTAAATAATACAGAAAGCTCAACATTTAATAATGTAAAAGAAGCTAAAAAAGCATTATATCAAAATTGTGTTATACCAGAGCTTAACAAAATACAAGATGAATTAAACAGATGGTTAGCGCCAAAGTATGGCGAAAAACTTTGTATTGAGTTTGATTATAGTGTTATCCCAGAATTACAAGAGGAAACTGAAAAGGTTGTAAATCAAATGGCTCAGGCATGGTGGCTAACTCCAAATGAAAAAAGAGCTGCAATGAGTTTTGGAACTGATGAGGAAAATCCAATACTAGATGATTATTATATACCAGCTAATTTAATACCGGCATCTGGCAATGATATTGATTTAGAAGATCCACAGCCGGCACAAAATGATGAGGAAGTTGAAAAGATGTTTTTAAAAGCCGAAGTTTCTGCTAGAACTGAAAAGGCATTAAAAAAAAAAGTAGAAGATCATAATTCATCTGTTGAGGCAGCATCTAAAAAAACTAACTTAGGTACTCTAAAAGCTGTATTTAAAAGAGGTGTTGGTGCTTACAATACAAATCCTAGTAGTGTGCGACCAAATGTATCTAGTGCCGATCAATGGGCAATGGCTAGAGTTAATTCATTTTTATATGCATTAAAGAATGGCAAATATAGAGGTGGCAAACACGATACTGATTTATTGCCAGAGGGACATCCAATGAGTTCTAAAAAAGAAATGTTTTTAAATATTGAGGTTAAAGATGGTATTGAGGTTAAAGCAACTTACAATGATTATCCACAAAGTGCAACTAACAATGCTAAACGAGTAAAGAATTGGATCGAAAAACATGGCAGAGATGAAGTTGATGGAATGACTGAGGTTGGCTTAGCTAGAATGAATCAATTAATAGCTAGAGAATCACTTAGTTTGTCAACTTTAAAAAGAACTTTTAGTTTCTTATCTAGAACCAAAGGCGGTGGGTATGATAAAATAAATCCTGATTATAGAGACACCCCCTGGAGAGACAAAGGATATGTTGCTTTCTTAGGATGGGGTGGTCAAAGTATGCTGACTTATGCTGATAAAAAATTAAAGCAAATAGAAAATGAGTAATGGAAAATGGAGAGATGCATTTGAAAAGCAAAGGCAAATAACAGAAAAACGTAACATCTCAAAATTTACTAGATATTATCAAGGTCAATACAATAAAGGTGTTGATAATGTTTTAAATACCGGCAATACTAACTATCAAAACCTATTTACTGTTGAATTTTTTAATAATATGTATTTAGAGTTATTTCAAGATACATCAATGCATTTTGCTAAATGGTATGCTAGAACTTTTGACAAACTAATTAAAAAAGGTGTTAATAGCAAAGAGTATGTTACACAATGGCAAGCTGCATTTGGATTATATGCCAAACAAGTAGCGGCAACAAATGTTGTTCTAGTAAGTGGAACTGCAAAAAAAACATTAGTTAAAATAACACAAAGATTGTTTAGTGATCCTGAGTTTATGACTTTAGGTTATGATGCAAAAGCTAGGATATTAAAAAAACAATTCAAAAAATATTCTAGATACCAAGCACAAAGATTAGTTAGAACAGAAACTACAAGGGCCGCAAACTATGGAGTTGAGCAAAGTGCCTTAACTGTTTTTCCTGGCGAAAATCTTATAAAAGAATGGTCCACATCATTAGATGGCCGAGAACGAGATTGGCATGGTGTGGCTAATGGCCAAAAAGTAAAACAACAAGATTCTTTTATTGTTGGTGGCGAAGCTATTATGCGACCAGGTGAGGGTTCTGGCCGAAATGTAATAAATTGTAGATGCTCAGCTATTTATTATCCAGATCAGTCAAACCAACCTAGCCGATCAAGTAATTTACTATTTAATATCGGTGCTGGCTTAGCAATCAATGAGCTGACAAAGGATTAAAAATTATTTTAGTAATTTTACAAAAAATATATTTATATGGAATTTATTTACAAAGCGGCTCCACTTGGTGATGTTGTTATGGATTTTGATGAAAAAAACAACATTGTTAAAGGTTATGGATCTTATTTTGACAACAAAGATAGCGACCAAGACATTATCAGAAAAGGCGCATACCAAAAAACAATACAAGAAAATGGCTCAAGGGTTAAGTATTTATATCAACATGATATGATGCAGCCAATAGGTAAAATGAAAGAGTTATATGAAGATGACAAAGGTTTAGTATTTGTTGCCGAAGTGCCTAAAACACAACTTGGAACTGATGTTATTGAACTTATGAAAGCTGGAGTAATTACTGAAAATTCTGTTGGTATTATGCCAATAGTAAAAGAACAAAAAGGTGATTATAGGGAAATAAAAGAAGTAAAACTATATGAAATTAGTGCTGTTACTTTAGCAGCAAATGATCAAGCTAAAATATTAGATGTCAAAGGCACAACTAATATTGATCAGATTTACAAAAGATATGACAATATCTGTAAATTAATTAGAAAAGGCAATATCTCAGATGATATGGGATATGCCCTAGAATCCGAAATTATCAAACTCAAAACATATTTCATTAATGCTACTCAGCCAGTTGAGGAAACTACTGAGCCAGTCGAAGTCAAGCAAGAGATTGATGTTTATAAATACTTGTTAAATAATTTAAAATAATTCTTACTAAAATGGAAGAAAACGTAAAAAAACAGCTTGACCAAATAGGGGATCTTATTGATTCTAAATTGGAAAAAGCTCATGGACAAGCACTAGAAAGTGCTACTGGTAAGGCAGATGAAATGCTAAAAAGCGAAATTTCAAACCTTGCTAACAAATTTAATGAGAGATTAGATCAAATGGAAGTTGCTAACAAGAAAAATCTTGAGGCAAAAGCTAATGAAAATCTAACTTTCAAAGGTGGTTTAATGAAACAAATTAATGATGGAGCTATTGAAAATATCGTAAAAGGTAATTCAAGATCTGCATCTTTTGAAGTTAAAGCTGACATGACTGTTGGTGCTGACTTTACTGGAGAAGTTATACCAGCTGATAGAGTACCAGGATACAAATTTGATCCTACTCGACCAGTTCACATTAGACAATTAATCCCACAAGGATCAACTAGCTCTGATGTTATTAGATTCGTAAAAGAATCAGGATATTCAAATGGTGCTGCAACAGCAGCCGAAGGATCAACGCTAGCACAATCGGATTTCGATATGACTGCATCTGACAGCAATGTTAGAAAAATTGGAACATACTTTAGAATTTCTGAAGAAATGTTGGCAGATACTCCACAGCTTACTAGCTATATTTCAGCTAGAGCGCCAGAAAAATTATTAAATGTTGAGGATACTCAAATTTTAACTGGTAATGGATCTGCTCCAAATTTATCTGGTATTATTACTGATGCTGCTGATTTTGATGTGTCATCTGGTGGTGCATTTTACCAATCAGTTGAATCAGCTAATGAGTTTGATGTACTTGTTGCATCTTTAAACCAATTAGCATTATCTAACTACCAAGCTAGTTACATACTATTACACCCAACAGATTTCCACAAAATCTTATTATTAAAAGATAGCCAAAACAACTATCTTAAAGATCAAGTGTATTCTGGGTTACAACCTAACTTTATGGGAGTGCCAGTAATAATAAACAACGCAATTTCAAGCGGTTCATTTTTATGTGGAAACTTTAATGTTGGAAGTCAACTTTGGATAAGAGACAACGTAAATGTTGAGTTCTTTAGAGAAGATGGAACAAACGTAAGAGATGGTTTCGTAACTGTAAGAGTAAGCGAAAGAATAGCATTGACAAACTACTTGCCAAATGCTTTCGTAAATGGTTCATTCTCAACTGCAAAAGCAGCTTTAGAAACTCCATAATAATTACTTTTATTATAACTAAAGGGGTATTTATTACCCCTTTTTTTATGGGGTAAACTAAAATAAATATAAAATAAATGCAAAAAATATTTTGTATTTAAAAAAATTCTTTTATCTTTGGTGTATAATTAAAAACAAAACAAAAAATAATTATTATGACACAAATTACTAAACTTTCGCTACAAATTACAACAACTTGTTTTTCGGTTTTTACTGAATACGATAACTTAAATAATAACAATAAAACTTATAGTGGTCATGTACCTTATAAAAACTTAGAAGATGCTATTTCTAGTATTTATACTACAATGGCTTATAATGGTTCTAATGGTTTTAGATGTAATTTAAATGAGTATAATGTTATTACTTTTGACCAAAATCACAAACCAGTTTACAAAACTGTGGAAGCTAATTTATCTTTAATCAACTAA